GCCGACCCGTCTCAGTGGGCTTGGCCGACAGCCCCCCGAGGGGGGCGAGCCACTGGCGTGCCGGGCAGCTCTCAGCTGGACGCCGGAAGTGCTGCGGGGCGTGAGATGGCGGGCCTTGCGACAGAGGGAAGCGGCAGTGGACCTGCGCAGCAGACACTGGGAGCCGCAACCCGGGAGCAAAGCGCCTTTCTTAAAGGAAACTCCACTGAAAGTATGCAGCGGGCGGAAGCAACTGCCGCAAAATCGGAAAACCCGGCGGTGCGGCAGTTTGCCGAAGTGGCGGCGAGCGACAGTCTGACGGGTAAGACCATCGGGCTGTTTACACCGAACGCCGAGAACCGGGAAAACCGTGCGGCCTTTGAGCAGGCCTACGGCGTGACGCTGCCCGACACTGCGAGCGCGACCCGCCGAATGCTGCGGGAGGTCGCCGCACAGCAGAACGTAAAAAGCGAAGCAGTGCCTGCTGCACAGAGCGCAGAGCTGCCCGGCGAAGCTGTGGATATGCCGCAGACAGTGCAGGATGCCCCCACAGAAAGCGCCGACGCCATGCCGGAAACGGCTACGCCGGACAACGTGCGTGAAGCGACTGCCGCTGTAGGTGAAACCGACAGCTACGAGAACGCCCCGCTGCGGGAGACTCTGGGACTCCGGCCGGAAGCGCCGAAGACCCAGCGGGAGGCCGAGGTGCAGCGGGCGCTGGAAGGCTGGCGGGTGACGGACAAGGCAGCCGAGACCATCAGCAAAAATATGCCGGACAGGGTGGACGCCGACCGGTACGCGGCCGCAGCGTCGCCGCTGTACCGGCTGGGCCGGAGCGGTGCAGACACCTTTGCGCAGGCGCTGGAGCTGGCTGGCAGCATGAGCGGCACGGCAGAAGACATCAACTACATCCTGAGCACCGACGCCGGGCGGACGGCCCTCGAGATCGCCTACACCCAGGGCAAGGGCGAACGGATGCTCTACGCCGAAAAGATGGCCGGCCTGGGCGGGACACTTGGCAGCGAGAGTACCAGCGGCAGGGGCGAGGTATACGCCAAGGGTACGATGCGGCAGGAGAGCGACGTGGCCAGCCAGATCATCAGTCTGAACGCCGCGGCCACCGGCACGGATGCTGTGCTGAGGGATGTGCTGCAGAACGACCGGAGCATCATGGCCTATGTGGACACCGAGACGGCCCGGATCTTCTTCGGAGACAACGCGCAGGACATCTTCGGCACGGTGCTGCACGAGGACTACCACTGGTACAACGCGCTGGATGCCGAGGGTGCAAGGACTTTGCAGGAGCACGCGCTGGAATATCTGGCGAAGAGCAGCGGCTACGAAAGCCTCGACGAGATGGTCCGGGCAAAGCTCGAGGACTACAGCGCCCAGAGTCTGACCTACGAGCAGGCAGCGGAAGAGCTGGTGGCCGACGCATGGCGGGGCATCTTTGACAGCGAGGAGAGCTTCAAGCGCTGGGTGACGTTCCAGCGCGGGCAGGCAGAGAAGAACGCAGGCAAGAGCGGCGCCATCCACAAGGTAATGGAGCAGGTGCGGCAGATGCTGGATGGGCTCATCAGCCGGGCGAAGGAAGTGCTGACCATCAACCCGGACAACCGCGCCGCCCTGAAAGCGAAGCGCCTGGCCGAGGCCGAAAAGCGCACCTTACAGGACGAGTATTTCGCCCACGCAGAAAAGGCTATGGACAACCTGCGGACGGCAAAAGAAAACGCCGCAGCCCTCAAGACCGAGAGCGCGGCGGAAAAGCAGGGGGTTCGGTTTTCGATTTTGAAGGATAAAACTGGAGAGTCTTATATCAAAATCGACGAAGATATTTTGAAAGATGTTCCACAGGAAGAGTGGAAGTCTACGGTCAAGCAGGCCATCAAGGAGCGTTTCCCGAACGGCTTTGAGCGGAACGGCTGGACGATTCTGAACCATAAAGACGGGCGAAATGAATTTGTCTGGTCAAAATCGACCAAAGCGCTTCAGTGGGAAAATGCTGAAGCTTATGCAGACAAGATGCGGATGGCATCGAATTTGGATGAAATTATCAAAACGGCAGATGAAGTTTACCGGGAACCTGCCCACCACAAAAATGCAGAAGCATTCAACCGCGGCAAAATTAAAGTTATGATCGGGCCGAATGCTTATGAGGCGGATGTCCTGACAGCTATCAGGGCGGATGAACGGGAGATTTTCTATGACATTGTAAATGTTCAGCCTACAAAAATAGAACCCTTCGGTGGTACCCACGTAGAATCCGAAGATTCAAGGAGTAGATTGCCGAAGGGTTCTATTTATCAGGAAAGCGGCCTTACCTCGGTACTCAAAACCGAGCAGGGCGGTGAAGCCCCTAAGCCACTTTCTAAAAATAGTATAGCACAACCCTCCGGCGAAAGCAAGAGAACCGACGAGCCTGTGAAGAAAACGGTGCGGTTTCAGCTAAGCGCTCCGGTGGAAGTAGGCAAAACCAAGGAACTGGTGGCTGTACATAATCTAACAGAAGAGAATCTGAAGGAGGCACTGGAACTGGGAGGTATGCCGTCGCCTTCTATCGCGGTGGTGAAGGCACAGGACGGCCACAGTAAGTATGGTCCCATCTCGCTGGTGTTTGGCCCGGATGCCATTGACCCGCGGGCCAACCGTGCAAACCGGGTGTATGGCTCGGATGCCTGGACGCCGACCAGGCCGAACGTGGAGTACGAGGTAAACAGCAAAGCGGCAGCTGATTTTGAAGATACTGTATATGAAGCCAGCCAGAGCGATTTTGAGGGAAAGTTTGCAAACAGCTCGTCGCTGCAGCGTATTGGTGTAGATGAGGTGAGCAGCGAAAATCGTGAGGAGTTAGCGCAGAAGCTCCAGCGGGATACTGCGGTGCAGCTGGCATATCTGAAAGCTCAGGGCGAGAAGGTAGAACCCATATACAGGACGGAGAAGGAACAGTTCGATAGCCTCGGAAATGATTCACTGGAAAAAATCATCGAATATGCCGGGGCGGACGAACTCAAGAAAGTCTTCGAGGGAGGAGACTTTGACCTGATGGACAAGCTGGCCGACAAAGCAGCGGATGCACTGGAAGAAAAGTATACACACGGCTCGCTGGAAGGTCAGAATCGGCGATGGCAGATGCGTATCAATAAACTGCGCAATGAGAACCGTGGACGCCTGTATGGCCTGCTCGAACACGCGTATAAGATGATGACTGATACCAGCAATGGAAAAGTAGAGCTGGATGTGGAAGCTACTAGAGAAGCCATCCGGCAGGCGGCTCCCGAAGCAGCGGTGAAAAACTGGGTAAAGGAACAGCTTGGAAGTGTGCTGGGACAGAAAGGCATCCGAAACAGCAAAGATCGTTTCAAACCCGGCGGAAAGAAACGAAGTTTTACGGAACTGCATAATCCCTATACACTGGAAAACCTTGTGGAGGCTATGAATGCACAGAATGCCCGAGGGCAGGATGTGTGGGGTGTGTCAGCGGCAACGCTGATGTCAACTACGACCGCAGAGTATAAAAGCCTTGATGAGGTACGGGCAGATAAGAACCGTTTACAACAGATGCCGGAAGAAGAATATAAGGCGCTGTTGGAAAAGGCAGACGGCCAGATTGAAAAGGTCGTTGACAAGCTGCGCAGCGAGACAGAAGCCCACACAGACAACAGCTTTGAAGAGCGGGAAATACTGGGCGACATCCTTCTGCGAGCTGCACAGGGGAGCCAGACGACCGCAGCCATCGGAAAAGCCTTTGCAAAAGAGGGCTATATCATCGGTAAGGACACAGCCCAGATGATACGGCAGCTGTACAAAGATGTGGCCGCTATCCCTACCGGGTATTTTGAGGCTAAACCTCAACGTACGGTGGGCTTTGGTGAGGTAAAGGCGGCTGTGCTGCCAGACAACGCCAGCGAGACGCTGGTGAACAGTCTGAAGGAGCAGGGTGTGCCGGTATATCAGTACAAAGCCGGAGACGATGCCAAGCGCACCGAGATTTTGAACAAGCTGCCGAATGTACGTTTCCAGAAGGCCGAGCAGGCCGACCGGGAGGCGAAGCAGAACCAGCAGCGGCCTTTGACACCCTGAACCAGTTCTTCGGCCTGACGAAGAACACCCGGCTCTCGGACGCTGCTCTCGAGAGCCTTGTCATCCGATGGACCAAGACCAACGGTAGCAGGGCCGACCGGACGAAGCTGGCAAACGAGACGCGGGCGCTGGTGGAGTATCTGCGCTCGGAGGGAGCGAACATGGCCAAGGCGCAGGGACTGGCCGAGACGCTGGCGGGCGAGGTACTGGACGAGGCCACCTACCGGAACACGGAGCTGTGGAACCAGTACCCCGACCTGCATGACCTGACCTACACGGTAGACAAGAACGGCAAAGCCAAGGCGGAGCTTGTGAAGCGGTACGGAAGCTGGACAGAGGCGGTAGCCGAGGCCCGGCGCCACGGCGTGAAGCTGCGGCAGGCGGAGGGATACCGGGACGGCAACCCGGCGGAACAGTACGAGGCCATCGTGAACGACACCCGGGCCGTGGGCGGCGTGAAGGAGAGCGCGGCAGCACTCTTCCGTTCGGCGGCACAGGAAGCGGGCGTGGCGGGCGCAGCCAGCATGGAGAGCACGGAATGGCTCGACGTGCTGATGAACGTACACGACACCATCAAGCCCAAGATGATGAGCCGGTTTGCGGACGTGGCCGAATACGAGGACGCCAAGGTGGAGCTGGCGGGCCGGATGATCGGCGACATCATGAGCCACCCGGAGATGACCGACGCCGAGGCGGTGTTCGAGGGCATCTTAAAGCACAACCGTGAAGTGGCCGCAATGGCCGCCGGAAGCGAGGAGCGTGCGGCTGAGGTGACGAAGGGGCTGAAGAGCGTGCAGCAGACCCAGCGGAAGGCTTTTGCCGACCGGATGCGGGAAAACAGCCGCAGCCAGAGCGCCGAGGTCAAGAGCGTGAGCCGGGCAGAACGACAGCTCAACGAGAATCTGGAAACGCTGGGCGCACAGGTGAGCACAGCAGCGGGTCTCGACGAGAAGATGACCGCTCTGCGGGAAGCCTACGAGCGGGAATGGAAGGCCGAAAAGAACCGGATGAAGCAGGCCCGGCAGGAGATGCTGGACGAGATAAAGCTGGAGCGCCGACAGCTGCGCTCCCAGATCAACGACCTTTCCCGGCAGGTGGCCGGAGAGCAGCGGAGAGCCGACCGGGCGGAGCATCAGCTGCTGGTACAGGAAAACGAGATCATGGAGTGGGAGGCCGAGAACCAGCGCAAGGCGGAAGCGTGGCAGGAAAAACAGGCCCAGAGGAATGCCATTGCCATTGAAACGGCCCGGCAGCAGCGGGACGAGGACGTAGCCGTAGCAAAGGCACTGGCCGAAAAGCGGGTGCAGAAGGCCCGGGAAGGACGGAAGGCGGACGAACTGAAACGGAGCATCCGGAACAATGCCGCCCAGCTCAACCAGATGGTGCTGCGGCCGAAGCCCGGGAAATATGTACAGAAGAGCCTCATCGTGCAGGCCGCTGAGGTGGCGAAGCTGGCAGACACGGCAGTGCTGAACAACAACGCCCTGACCAAGCTGACCGCCTTGCAGGACAGCATCCGGCGTAGCGGAGAGATGGACGTCGGCATCCACGCCGACTGGGAGAACAGCGGCGTGGAAAACCTCATCCAGACACTGCGGGACGATATGAACGCCAGCAAGCAGGCAAAGCTCGACCGGCTGCGGCAGCAGCTGGAAGAAGCCAAGGCCCTGCCGGACGGCGACAAGGCCGAACAGCTGCGGGACCGGCTGCGCCAGCGCATCCGGGAGACGGAGAACCGCACCTATCTGCCCATGACGGTAGACCAGCTGCGGATGCTGAAGGCCATTACGGCCAGCACGCTGCACATCATCCGGACCGAGAACAAGACCCTGAGCCTTGCGAGGGCAGAAGAGGTGGACGGCATGGCCATGAAGGCCGCCCACGAGGTGCTGAACTCGGAGGGCAACGGCTTCGGGGAAAAATTTGAAAAGGCGAAGGGCGCGATGAACCGCTACCAGCTGGACATGCTGGGCGGCACGAGAATGTTCCGGCGTCTGGGCGGCTACACCAAAAACGGCCAGATGGAGAAGCTGGGGCAGATGCTGAACGACGGCCAGCGGCGGCAGACGGAGATCCTCGTGGAAGGCGAAAGCCTGTTTGCCAACGTGACCGGCAAGGAATACCTGAAAGAGGTGGAAGCTTTTGCCGGGCCGGGGGCGGAGCTGGTGGACATCGGATTGAAGGACAGCAAGGGCAATGCCGTGCCGCTGAACCACGCACAGCTGTGCAGCCTGTACATGCTGCTGCGCAACGAGGACAGCCGCCACCACCTGATGACCGGCGGCCTGACCCTGCCGGACGCTGCCCAGTACGCCAAGGGCAACATCGAGAGAGCCTACCAGCGCAGCCAGACCGTGATGCTGGGGACACTGGTGAACGCCGACGGCACCCCGATGGACGACACCATTTTGCAGACGGTACAGGACGCCATGACGGACTATGACCGAAACTGGTGCAAGGACATGGAGGACTTTTTCGGGCGATACACCACAAACCTCATCAACGAGACCAGCATGAAGCTGCTGGGCTACGACCGGGCCACCGTGAAGAACTACTACCCCATCGCGGTAGACCGGAGCACGCTGGCGACGGAGATCGAGGGCGTGAAGATGGATGCCACCATCGAGGGCAGGGGCTTTTTGAAGGAGCGCGTGAAGAGCGACAAGCCCATTTTGCTGGAAGAGTGCCAGAACGTGGTGAAGCGGAGCCTGCGGGACACGGCGGCCTATGCGGGCCTTGCGGCCCCCATCCGGGACGTGCAGCGGGTGCTGAACAGCACCGTGGAGACGGCAGAGGGCATCGGTGTGCTGAAGGACAAGATCATCGGCGAGAAGTGGGGAAAGGAGACGGTGAGCTACATCAACGACCTGCTGACCGACCTGCAGACCACGCGGCGCAAGCGCAGCAGCACCATGAGCCGGGCGCTGGACAGGATGCGGGGCAACTACGCCGGAGCCATCCTGACCGTGAACCCGGGCGTGGCCATCGCGCAGGCAGCCAGCCTGCCCACGGCGGGCGCTGTGCTGGGAGCAGACACCATGGCGGCGGTACTGCCCTTCGTGAAGAATTTCTCGGGCAAGCAGCGGGCCGCGGTGGAAGCAGAGATACGCCAGCACGGAGACGCCCTGCTGCAATATCGCCTGCGCGGCACCAAGCGGGGAGAGATGAGCTCCATCGGCGCGCACAAAAACCTTGTGGCCAAAGCGTCGGAAGTCATGCCTGCTGTGACCGGCTGGATCACCGGCATGGACGAGATCACGGTGGCCGCGCTGTGGGAGGGCTCAAAGCGGTATGTGGAGCGCCATACAGCAGAATTCAGCGAGGGTGCCGCGGAGAAGGGCAGCGAAGCCTACTGGGAAGCCGTGAACAAGATGTACCAGCGGGTCATCGAGGAGACCCAGCCCAACTACACCACCATGCAGCGGGCGGGCATCCAGCGCAGCGACAACGAGTTTGTAAAGACGCTGACCATGTTTACCACCCAGCGATTCCAGAACTACGGCATTCTGGCCGACGCCGTGGGCGACTACAAAGCCCAGAAGGCCCGGTATGCTGCCGACCAGAGCGCGGAAAACAAAGCCGAGGTGCAGCGGGCTGGGCAGAGCCTGCGCCGGGCGGCGGCAAGCCAGGTGGTGCAGACGGCGGTATTTGCCCTGATGAAGATCGGCGCGGACTTTTTGCTCCACCGGTGGGACAAGGAGCAGGACGAGAACGGCGACATCACGGCGGCCAGCGTGGGCAAGCGGTTTTTCGACCTGTACACTGAAAGTGCGGCCGGAAACTTTTTGTACGGCTCGGAGATCTACAGCGCCCTGACCAACGCCCGGGACGGCAAGGACTATGACGTGGTGAGCGCCACCAACATCAGCGCGGTGAACGACCTGTTTGCTGCCTTTACCAAGACCGTCAAGCTGCTGCGGACGGACACTGGCGAGATGAGCGAGGAAGAGCTGACAGCACACCACCAGAAGCTGAACAAGGCGGTGCTGAAGGACATCCAGTGCGGCCTTGAACTCTACGGCGTCCCGGCGGCGAACATCCGGAAGGTGATGCAGGCGTTTGAAGGCTACTGGGAGGATGCACAGGCCATCGGCAGAGGCGAAGGATTTAGCTTTAACTCTGCACCCTCTTCGGCCACCGGGCAGTACGACCGGCTGTACAACGCCATCCAGAGCGAGGACAGCGAGGAGGCTTCTGCGGCGATGAAGAAGCTGGAACAGATGAACAAGACGGACAAGGTGGACGGCGAGCTGGCAAGGCGGCTGAAGCAGTACGACGCCGACGTGTTGGCGGCGGCCGAGGCCCGGAACGCCGGGAAGACCCGGGCCGAGGAAAAGGCCAGAAAGGCCGTATTTGAGAAGCTGCGGGAGGGGCTGGACGTCGCCCCTGTGACAGACAGGGCCAAGGGCAAAGCGGACGCGGCCCGGCGGGCGCAGCTCATCGACCTTGTGAACAAGGCGGTGGACGGCAAGGCAGACGAACTGCTGGCGGGCGGCAAGGACGGCAGCATATACGACGCGCTCCTGGACGAAGTGGAGAATGGCCGGGTGAAGGACGTGCAGGAGGAGCTTGACCGCCTGATGACCGCAGGCAAGGACAAGGGCAGCATCAAGAGCAAAATCACGGAGAGCGTGAAGGAAGAGTATCTGGCCGGAAGCGACCGGGACCGGGAGAAGCTGGAGAAGAAGCTGCTGGCCCTCGAGGACGCAGAGGGAAAGCCCCTGTACGAGGAAAAGAACTTTGCGCAGTGGGTAAGCGCTGCGGACAAGAAGGCCGAGAAGGCGAAGGACGAGAAGAACTGGTGGGAGGGGGTGAAGTAAAAATAACTTGATATTCCGGCGTAGTTGGCGTATACTGATGGTGAGAAAGTTGGAAAATCCAACGATGCAAAGGAGCTGACAGATATGCTGACAGAGCTGAGGACCAAGTCTCAGATCACTATCCCGAAGGACATCGTGGCACGGCTGGGCCTGCACGAGGGCGACAAGCTGGAAATCGTGGAAAAAGACGGAACCATCCAGATCATGCCGGTGGCCGTGTACCCCAAGAAGTATCTGGACGAGCTGCGCAGCGAGATCAATGAAACAAAGGCGAAGATCGCAGCCGGTGAACAGCCGGTCTTTGATACCGTTGACGAGCTGTTTGAGATGTTGGATGGAGTGAGCTGATGGCGTACAAGATCACATTTACCAAGCGGTTCGTCAAGAACGTGAAACGGCTGTCGGCAGCAGAACGGACACAGCTGAAAAAGAAGCTGGAACTGCTGATGCAAGATCCGCTTTATCCGTCACTGCGAACAAAGCGGATACAGGGAACAACAGACCTGTTCGAATTCAGCGTCAATATGGACGTCCGAGTTATATGGCAATACGACGGAGACACCATCATACTGTTGCTGGACATCGGACACCACGATATTCTGAACCAGTTTTAAGAAAAGAACGAGCACTCTGGCCGAAAGGCTAGGGTGCTCGTTCTTTTTGCATGTCCGCAACGGCGACGACCGCGGCCGGTGGCCGAAACAGGGAGGAGCTGTTGGGGCAGCGGCCAGCAAGATGCAAGCGGCAGTGCAGCAGATGCTGGGAGCCGCAACCCGTGCTCGCCTGCGGCGAGACCTTACAAAACTACTGCGGGCTTGAATAAGTCCGCAGTAGTTTTGCTGCGGGGGACGTGGTAGGCTTTTTATAGAGTGCTTGCCCTACTGAGAGCGGCAGCGGACCGGAAGGAAAACTCTCAGCTTTGCAGTCCGCCTGACGGCGGCGCTGCAAAGCAGCTCCCCTAGCGAGGGGAGCCTTTCTCAAAGGAAGGAGCTTCAAAGTGAAAGTAAGAGTAGTGAAGGACCATTTTTGCGGGACAGGCTGGCGGGCGGAGCCGGAGACGCTGTACCTGGGCGGCGTGGGCGCCGTATACGTGGAAAAGCTCGAGTTCGTGCTGCCGGAGACATGGGCCGGTATGGCCGTGACGCTGCACATCGAGCAGGAGGGCGGGACTATGCCGCAGCCGATGCTGCTGGATGGAAATAATAACGCTCCGGTGGACGGGCGTTTCACGACGGCGCGGCAGGGCCTCTGGATGCTGATGGCCACGGACGGCGAAGGCCGGCGCGAGATGACCATGCCCGGGAAATATGTGTGCTACCAGACGCTGGAAAACGGCGAGGGAACTGGCGCAGACGGACCGGCGATGCCGCTGCGGTATCAATATTTACAGCTGGTGCTTGAGCAGGAAGCCCGGGCAGCGCTGGAAGCACAGAGAGCCGCCCGATACCGGCAGTGGGTGGCCGACCGATGCGCTGCAAAGGAACACGCGCTGCTGCTTGAAGCGCTGAGCGGAATGCGTTACTCCGACGCCAGCGCATGGGACATGATAGCGCAGCTGAAGCAGCGCTGGAACAGCCCCCCGCCGGAGCAGGCAGAGCCGGTGGCAGTGGAGAGCATCCGGCTGGACAGCAAAGAGCTGAGCATAAAAGTGGGAGAGTCCTGCCCCCTGAAAGCTACGGTGCTGCCCGGAAGCGCACCTCAGACCGTGGAGTGGATGGCCGAACCGGAAGGCATCGTGCAGCTCCGGGAAAATACTCTGACCGCCGTGAAAGGCGGCACAGCGCTCCTGACGGCCATCGCAGGCGGAAAGCTGGCGCAGCGCAGAGTGCGGTCGGTGGCTGTATCGCTGGAAAAGCTGGCGCTGGACAAACCGTCCGTAAAGCTGAAACAGGGCGAATCTGTGACTCTGACCGCGACTCTGACGCCGACCCAGTCCACCGTGACAGCGGTGAGCTGGACAACGAACAATGCGGCGCTGGCCGTGATGAAAGACCAGACGACCGCCGTAGAAAACGGAAAGGCCGTGAACACGCTGGCAGCCCTGAAGGACGGCAGCTGCATCATTACTGCTGCCGCCGGAGGAAAGAGCGCCGTGTGCAGTGTCACGGTGGAAAAGAATGGACAGAGCGGCGGGGATGAACCTGCCATCGTGATGTATGCGGTATCCAACCGGCTGAACGGGCTGAGCACGAGCCGGGCGGACGTGGTCGTCCAGAGCGGCAAGGCGTACACCGCGGCTCTGACGCTGAACGAGGGATACTGGCTCATATCCATCAAGGTGACGATGGGCGGCGAAGACGTGACAGCCACCGCATGGAACGAGAAAAAGATGACCGTCTCCATCCCCGATGTGACGGGAAACATCGTCATAACGGCAGAGGCGAAGCTCCCGATGCTGAAGGAACTGGCGGTGGGAGCGGTGACAAAACTGGTGGAAAAGGACGGGGCAGCGGCGGAAGAATTCGTGGCCATAGCGCAGGACTACGAGAAAGAGCTGAACGGTGAAGGCCGGACGCTCCTTGCCCGGCGGCACGGTATCACCGGGAAAAAATGGAACACGACATGGTGTACGTATGCCGACAGCCTGATTGACGTCTACCTGAACAGCGAATACCTGAAGGACGCCCCACAGGCGCTGAAAGACATTCTGACGGAGACGAAATTTTACTACACGCCCGGCTACTCCGAAAGCGGCAGCAGTTATACAGGAAGCCACACGGTGACCACGCTGAGCCGGAAGGTCTTTTTGCCCTCGTGCTATGAGTTCGGATTCGAGTCATACGGATACACTTCGGCCAGCAGCCCGAAATACTACCACCTGGAAGGCTCGACCTTTGCCGATGCAAAGAAGCTTGCTCTGGCGCTGCTGGCGGCGGATGCCGAAACGGCGGGGAGCGTACCGAACACCTATTTCCATTTCTGCCTCTGGACCCGGACGCCGGTACTGAACGACTACGGCAGCGGTCTGACCGGAAGTGCGCTGAAAGAGTATCTGTACAAGTGCGCTGAAGCGGTGTGGGCGCAGATGCTGACGGCACCGGATAAGCTGAACTGGGGCGGATACAAGGTGAACGAACCGGAAAACATGAGCTGGCCTGACCTTTACAGGTGCTGGACGCACCCCTGTTTTACACTGCCGGGAAATACCGTTATCGACGCAAAGGGAAATATCGTGGAGGTGAGAGAAGAATGAGCACGGATAATGCACTGGACGCCCTGACGGCGCGGATGCTGGAAGCCGTAAAGAACACCCGCGAAAGCGCGGACTCCGCTGCAGCCAGCGCCCAGCAGGCGCAGAAGATGGCGGAGGGAGAGATGCAGGGAACGTCGCTGACTGGCGCAGAGAAAAAGCTGTTGGTGCAGATATTGCAGCGGGCGGCGAACAAGAACAGCGAGATGCAGCCCGCGGTGGATGAGCTGAAAAAGCTCTGGAAGGAGAGCTCCTAATGATAGAACGCAATATCTCCCTCGCCTCGACGGGTTCGGCGCGGACATCGGGCTGTGACAACCAGCTGCGTCTGGGCTACAGCAGGAACCGGGGGATATACCGGCTGAACATCACCCAGACCGGCGAGTGGGAGGGAATGACCATCCGAGCGCTTTGGCACACAGAGCGGGGAATGCTGTTTTCGTCGCTCGTGGAGGACGGAAAAATAGAAGTACCCGCCATCGTGACCTCTACACCCGGGTGCGGCAGGCTCGTCTTTGAGGGAAGCGACGGAACCCGCACCCTGACCAGCGCGGACATCAGGTACAGCGTGGCCATGAACAGCGGCACGATGGGGGACATCCCCGAACCGCCGGTGCCTGCATGGCAACAGCTGGTAGCCCTCGTGGAGCAGGCAAAGGACGAAGCGTGGCAGGCCGGAGAGGACGCCAGACAGAGCGCCGCAAAGGCCAATGAAGCATATGAAAACACCATCGGCGCAAAAGACTCGGCTGTAACGGAGATACGCAAAGCCGAGACGGATGCACTGAACAATGTGGAGGCATCAGCCGGCCCGGCGGCGTCTGCGGCTGCGGATGCTGCCGCAGCAGGCGCAAAGGAAAAAACCGAAAAGGCCATTCAGGAAGTAAAGGACAGCGCGGTAAAGGAAGTGAAAGATGCCGCAGCAGGGGCAGCCGCCCGCGCTGCCCAGTCGGCAACGGATGCGGCCAGTTCTGCCGCCGAGGCAAAGAAGACAGCTCAGGACATCCAGGGCTACTACGACGGCGTACAGGATCTCGTGACCGACACGCTGCGAGACTACACCGGCGGCTACTACCGCAGCTATGACTTGACCATCCCGGCGGCGGGCTGGAAAGAGATGGCCAAGTCCGTAGGACGCTACTGGTACAGCTGCGACGTGGCCATCGAGGGGTGCGACAGCTCTTACGTCCCGATGGGGACCCTGACGCTGGACATGGCCGGAGAGGTCGAAAAAGCAAACCTTGCGACTGTGCTTCAGACCGTGGAGGGCGGTGTGCGGTTCTACGCTGCCATCCCCCCGAAGGTGAACATCCGTGCCTTTGTAACGCTGTTTGCAAAGGGAACGGCATCGATGCAGCAGGCATCCGCTGAAGAAGTGCAGAGGATGCTTGACGAAATTTTTAATGGATAAAAGAAAGAGAGGAAAAAACACATGGCCAGTTATGATTTGACCCGTATCCCCGCGCTGCGCGACCTGCAGGAGCTGGGCCGCCGCCAGAAGAATGTGACGGACGGTCTCGGCCAGCGCGTATCTGCGCTGGAGACCAATGCTCCCACCAAGGTGGGCGACCTGACGAACGACAAGAAATATCAGACGGAGACGGAAGTCTCCGCCTCCATCAACAAAGCTGTCGCTGCGGCAGACCACCTGAAGCGCAAGATCGTCGCCTCGACCGGGGACATCGACCTGAAGGCGGCAGACGCTGCACAGTACATCTACATGGTCCCGAAGGGTACTGCCGGTACCTCCGACAAGTACGACGAGTACATGGTCATCGACGGCGTGCTGGAAAAGATGGGCGACTGGAAAGTGGATCTGAGCGGCTATGTCCAGAAGGAAGCCGGCAAGGGTCTCTCGACCAACGACTACACCAGCGCGGACAAGCAGAAAGTGACCAACATGGAAAAGACCATGGACGCCCGCATCACCGCCAGCATGGCGACCGACACCGAAGTAAACGCGATGCTGGATGAACTGTTTGGCTCTTAAAGGAGGACAAGATGGGGATAACGCTTGCTCATCTGAAGGAAGCCGTGGACCGGCTGCTGGACAGGATCGCGCTGGTGGCTAAGACGGCCTCCAAGAGCATCGAAGAGATGGGAAAGACAAAGGCAGATAAGGTGAACATCATGTCTTTGACCATCCCGGCCAGCGGCTGGTCGAGCGACAGCACTGCGGGATGTCCATATTATCTGGACATCCCGGTGTCCGGCCTGACGGCAAACGACTGTGTGGCCGTAGTGGTAGCACCGACCTGTGCAAAGACCGCCCTGACGGCAGGACTCACATCGACCGAAAGCTTTGCAGGAAAACTGCGGCTGCGAGCGCAGCAGACGCCGACAGCTGCCATCACGGCAGTTTATTACATTGTGAAATAGGAGGGATGGACCTATGGCATGGGGTCCCATATCGGTCGGCGGCAGTGTGAGCGGTTACACGCTGCCGACAGCAACGGCCAGCGTCCTTGGAGGCGTGAAGACCGGCAGCAACATCACCAACTCCGGCGGCACCATCAGCATCACCAAAGCCAACGTGACGGCAGCGCTGGGTTATACGCCGCCCACCGCCAACACCTGGCGCGGGGTACAGGACGACCTGACCAGCACAGCCACCGACCAGAGTCTGAGCGCAAATCAGGGCAAGGTGCTGAAAGGCCTCTTGGACGGCAAGGCGGCGTCCAGCCATACCCATGACGACCGGTACTACACCGAAAGCGAGATGAACACCAAGCTGAATGGGAAGGCGAACGCAAGCCACACCCACGATGACCGGTATTACACCGAGAGCGAGATGAACGCCAAACTCAACGGCAAAGCCAACAGTTCCCACACCCACAACTACGCCGGTTCCGGCTCTGCGGGCGGCACGGCCAACTCGGTCAACGGCCTGACTTTTGCCGCCCAGACCACCGACCCGGGCGCAGGAAGCAGCCTTGCCACCAACAAGGTGCTCATCGTGTACGTGTAAAGGAGGCCGGATATGGCAAAAGCAGTTTATGTGGGCGTTGGCAGCAAAGCCCACAAGATGAAGAAAGCCTACATCGGCATCGGCGGCACGGCCCGCAAGGTCAAGAAAATGTACATCGGTGTCGGAGGCAAGGCGAGGCTGTGCTACAGTGCAGAGGCTGACAAATTTGGAACTGCGACACCGCTGAGTAAATACAGAACCCTCCTTGCCGGAGCGACAGTTGGTGGATATGCCCTGTTCGGAGGCGGCGGTTATGTTAAAGGCGAGGCCATAATGGACGCATACAACGCATCTCTCACCCGAACGACTGCAACTCCGCTGAGCGTGGCAAGGCAAGGATTGACGGCGATAACGCTTGGGAATCACGCACTATTCGTCGGTGGACAAAGCGGAGACACGTCCTTTGGCACGGTGGATGTCTACGATGCATCTCTTACCCGGACGACCGCTACAGAGCTGGGTATTGCCCGATATGACAGTGCCGCAGCAGTTGTAGGCTCCTATGCGTTGTTTGCTGGCGGCAGAGGGCGGAATGGCATATTTACAATGGCGCAGTCCGCCGTAGACGCATACAACACGTCTCTCACCCGGACGACTGCAACGCCGCTGGTCGATGAGATATGGGCCTGTGCGGGAGGTTCAGTCGGAGGGTATGCAGTGTTCGGCGGCGGCTGTGATATGAACACGGATACGTCTCATATTGAACCCATTGGGGGTACAGGAGTTGTACAGACATATGATTCGTCTCTTACGTCCAGTAGGGCCGAGCCCTTGAGTTGCAAGAGAACAGGCCATTCCGCCGCAACCATCGGGAATCATCACTACGGGAAAATACCTCTCCATAGTAGAATCGTACGACGCCTCGCTGACCCGAAGCACTGCCGTCGAATTGAGCAGCGCAAAGATCGACCTGGCCTCGGCCACAGTGGGCGAATACGCAATGTTTGCAGGTGGCTATAAAGGCAAAAGCGATGCAGCCTATGTGGCAACGGTGGATGCATACAACACCGCGTTAACCAAGACGACTATGCCAGACTTGAGTGTCGGACGGCATGGCCTTGCATCTGCTGTAATTGGAGATTATGCGCTGTTCGCAGGCGGTATCTCAAAAATCAGTAGCACGATAGACCAATATCAGGATGTCGTCGATGTCTATTCGGCGTAATGAAAGGAGAAATCAAAATGGCACGATACAAAATTTACGACAACACATCCGACGTCATCACCCCGGTGGGCGAGAAGCTTACCGCTGAGCAGTGGCTGGACCGTTACCAGTGGGGCCGCTACACCAAGATGATCGTGGGCGGCGGCATCATCAACGGCAGCGTCGCGCTGGTCTTCGACGATGAGGTGGAGCGTTACCGCAAGGCCGGCTGCGATTTCAGCAGCTGCACCACCGACGAGGACTATCTGGCCGCCATCGAGGCGTTCGAGGATAAGCCGCCCATGGCAGACGCCGGCGTCTCCGACCAGACCCGCATTGCGGACGCTCTGGAAGACATGGTGGCGCTGAGCCTGCCGGACGCAGAATAAGAAAGGAGAACGAAGTTATGAGCAACAAGGAAAGACTGTCCGAGCGCTGGACGCAGGGCCGCATCTCTGAGGCGATGCTGCGGGTGTATGTCCGCAAGGGCATCATCACCAAGGCGGATTTCGAGGAGATCTGCGGGAAGAAGTACTAAACAAAAAGCAGCCGCTCGAATGAGTGGCTGCTCCGGAAATGGAAATTATTTATCTCTGTAGTGGGAACCGCACTGGACGATTTTGACTACATTCCCATCAATTCGGTAAACGATACGGTTTGCATCGTCGATACGGCGGCTCCAATAGCTGGACAAGTCTCCGCTGAGGCGCTCGGGCTTGCCGATGCCTTCATAACTGTTTCGGTCAATGTCCTTCAGGAGCTGCAGGATGCGCTTGAGCACCTTGCGGTCCTGCGTTGTCCAGTATTCAAAATCTTCCCATGCTTCCTCTGTCCACGCCTTAATCATCCAAATCGACCTCGTGGATGGTGCCGCCGGTCGCTTCCATCTCCGCGATGGACTTACGCAGACGAGCCTGGTTCTGCTCAGAGTAGAACGGGTCCACCGAAAGCTCGAAAGGTAGGCGCTGTTCACGGGTCATCTTCTTGGCCAGCATGGTGACAGCAGTGGACATGGACATCCCAAGTTCATTGCAGATGTGATCGAAATTGTTTTTCAAATCATTATCCATACGGATGCTGACAGTGGTCTGTGCCATAGTATCACGCTCCTTCTGAATACAATGTAGCACATATGCGATACAATGTCAATCAACAAAGCGAAAAGAAAGGATGAAGAAATTGGCAATCAGAGAATATTCCATGACCCGCGACTCCACCCGGCAGCTCTCGCCCGGCTTCCGTGTCCGCGAGTTCGTCTGCAAGGGCAGCGACGTCGTCCTCATCGACGACGAGCTGGTGGTGCTGCTGCAGTGCATCCGGGAGCACTTCGGCAAACCGGTACATATCACCAGCGGCTACCGCACCGCCGAACATAATGCCGCCGTGGGCGGCAGCAAGAGCAGCCAGCACCTGCTGGGCCGGGCGGCAGACTT